GTCCGGCAATCTTCCTCAGCTTAACTATCAGAGGACAGAAATCGAACCCTCGGACAATGATCTACTGGTGAGTCTGAACGATATCCATTATGGAGCAAATGTTCAGAATTACTGGAATACATATAATTCCGACATCTGCCGTGATATGATGTGCAGATACCTTGATAAGATTATTTCTATCGGCGAGACACACGGCAGTGAGAACTGTATCGTGTGGGCAAATGGAGATGAGATTAGTGGTAACATCCATCAGTCTATTGCTGTCACCAATAAGGAAACTGTGATTGAACAGATTAAGGGTGTGTCGGAGCTGATTGCTGAGTTTCTTGCTGAACTGAGCAAACATTTCAGACAGGTAACCTATGTGAGCGTTGCCGGCAATCATAGTCGTATTGACCCCAACAAAGATAAGGCGCTGATTTCTGAGCGACTTGACGATCTTGTTGAGTGGTAGCTTGCCGCAAGACTGCAGAATTTCGATAATGTAGTTGTAGGCGGCGGTGAAAAGGTTGACTGCACTATGTACCTTATTGATGTCCGTGGTAAGACCTACTGCGGTGTACATGGTGACTTTGATGGCAGCGCAACCAAGATTCAGGCATTGCAGACAATGGCACAAAAGCCTCTGTACGCAGTATTGTCTGGTCATCTGCACCACAATAAGATTGATGATGTGCAGGGTATTAAAACAATCATGGCCGGATCTTTCCTCGGTATGGACGACTACTGTGTCCAGAAGAGAATTTATGGTCGTGCTGAGCAGATGGTATGTGTCTGTGATGGTGATGGCGTCCGGTGTTCATATCCGGTGCCTTTGAATTAAATTGATTAGATGTGCTATAGCGAGCGGGAGGGGTTGACAGCCCCATCCCGCTTTCTTTTTCTCAAAATTATGACAAGGAGGTGGCTTGTTTGCCGAGAAGCACACAGATGAATGATCTGACAAGCCCCGAGCTTGTCGCGCAGGTCAACCCCGAGAATCTGCGGCTAAAAAAGGATTTTCTGGACTATCTAAAATCCGTTCAGAGAAGCCCTGGTACGATTCGCGGTTACGAGAATGACCTTGATATTTTCTTCGTGTATTGCATGAAGAATCTTGGCAACAAGAATTTTGCAAATGTAAGTAAGCGAGATCTTGTTTCCTTCCAAAATTGGCTTATCAACGACAATGGAAATTCGCCGTCGCGAGTGCGGCGAATCAAGTCTGCAATCTCTTCTTTATCCAACTTTATCGAAGCGATTCTGGATGACGAGGAAGAGTTTAAGAACTTCCGCTCTATTGTTCGTAAAATTGAGTCCCCCGTAAATCAGCCGGTTCGTGATAAGACGATCCTGTCAGAAGATCAGCTCAACAGTTTGCTGAAAATGCTGACGGATAGTGGCAAGCACGAAAAGGCTTGTATGCTGGCCTTGGCTATGCATTCAGGCCGAAGAAAGTCTGAGCTTGTGCGTTTTAGGGTCGATGACTTTAAGGACGAGAACTTGGTTTGCGGCGGTGCGCTGTATAAGACAAGCGAAACAATTAAGACCAAGGGTTTTGGACTTGGCAAATATATTTATTGCTACACACTGGCAAAAGATTTCAAACCATACTTTGACCGTTGGATGGAACAGCGCGAGAAAGATGGTATTGTCAGTGAGTGGCTGTTCCCGCTCAAGGATGATCCGACACAGCAGATGAAGCCTGAAACACTAAACAGTTGGGCAATCTCTTTCGGAAAGCTGTTGGGCGTAGATTTCTATTGGCACTGTCTCAGACATTACTTTACAACCGACCTTGCCCGCTCCGGTTTGCCGGATGGTGTAATTCAGGAAATCATTGGTTGGACTTCAAGCGATATGGTTCGCCTGTATAAAGACCTGACTACCGAAGAGCAGTTGGATCAGTATTTTGATGAGACCGGTATCAAGGTTGTTCAGCCTACAAAGCTGAGCGATTTGTGATAACAGGAATATGAAAGGGTGTTTATATGTTACAAAGAGATGATTTTATTACACGGCTTGCTCAAAAGGGATATACGAAGCACGAAGCCGGAATTATCATGGATGATTTCATCCGTACACTGGAAGAGATCCTTGTTGAGGGTGAATCCGTGATGTTCCGTGGTTTTGGCACCTTTGATGTGCGCGAGCGCTCCGAAAGAGAGAGCGTTGATCCTCAGAGCAAGGAACGCATTGTGATTCCCTCATACCGCGCTCCCAAGTTTACTCCCGGTAAACTGTTGAAGCGAGAGGTTAAAGAGGGCATCATCCGAGACTGAGGTGATCTTATATGCCGAAGCAGAGTAAGATAACCAAATCGAGTCCGGGTGTGGCGGCGCCAATTAAGGATGCTCCCGATAAGTTCTATTGCACGCGGTGTCCGCGTGATTACACAAGGCAGAAAGGAAACTTCCCTGCCTCCCAAAGCCCGATCTACCGTGAGAACGGTGGCTATCTGCCTGTTTGCCGGCATTGTGTAGACGAAATGTACCAGCACTATAAGACTGTGCTTGGTGATGAAAAGTCTGCAATCCGCAGAATCTGCATGAAGTTCGATATTTATTGGAACGACAAGATTTACGGTATGCTTAATAAGAGCAGTACCACAAACTCTCGCGTTCTGAGTTATATCAGCAAGTCCAATTTGTATCAGTTTGTTGGTAAAACATTTGACGATACACTGGACGAAGAGAATGAGCTGATGCAGAGATCGTCCGATGTGGCTTTGGATGAAATTATTGCAGACAGCAATGAAGAGATTACAATTTCGAGCGAAATCGTCGAATTCTGGGGCGCCGGTTTCGCTCCTTCATTTTACATTGATCTGGAGAGGCGCCTGAAATATTGGTGTGGTGACGCTGATCGCTACTCAATGGATGTCAGTGAATGCGCTATTATCAGACAGATTTGTATGTTGGAAGTTACGATTACTCGTGATACAGCCGCAGGTAAGTCAACTGATAAGTCAGTTAACGCATTGAACACATTGCTTGGTAGTGCAAACCTGAAGCCTGTCCAGAAAAAGAAAGAAGAGAATCTCGATGCAGCAGCAGAGTCAACTCCCTTTGGTGTGTGGATTCGTAAGATTGAAAACACTCGGCCTATTGCAGAGCCAGATCCGCAGCTTAAGGATGTTGACGGTATCGCAAAATATGTTTCCGTTTGGTTCCTTGGTCATCTTTGCAAAATGATGAAGATCGAAAATACATACAGCCGTCTGTATGAAGAGGAAATGGCACGGCTTCGTGTTGAACGCCCTGAATATGAGGGTGAAGACGAAGAAGCTGTGTTCGAAGATATTTTCGCCAGAGCCGATGAGAACGGAACCGATTTTGACGGTGAGATAGATGGCGAGTGAAACAAGAGAAGGTAGAATTTTGGCCGGCGTGGATGCGTGGGCTTCTTTTTATAGAGCCAACCCACACCGTTTTGCTGAAGACTACCTGAATGTCCACCTGCGATTGTTCCAGAAGATCCTGCTTTATATGATGAATATTTGCTATTTCTTCTGTTACATCGCTGCTCGTGGTCAGGGTAAATCCTGGCTTCTGGCTGTTTTCTGCTGTATTCGATGTATCCTATACCCCGGTACAAAAATATGTATTGCATCCGGCACACGAGGTCAGAGTATCAACATTCTTGAAAAGATCAAAATTGAGCTTTTGCCCAACTCTCCTCTTTTGAAAAATGAGATTGAGAACTTGGTCATTTCAAGTACAAATGCGTATGTTGATTTTAAGAATGGCTCCTCTATTAAGGTTGTTACTGCGTCTGACTCCGCACGAAGCAACCGTGCCAACATTCTGTTGGTGGACGAGTTCCGTATGGTTAACAAAGACACTATTGAAACCGTTCTGCGCCGTTTCTTGACCGCCCCTCGTATGCCCGGGTATTTGCATAATCCAAAGTACGCTCACCTCAAAGAGCGTAACAAGGAAGTGTATCTTTCCAGTGCTTATTTCAAGAGTCATTGGTCATATGAAAAGGTCAAAGACTACAAGGATAAAATGCTGGATGATACAACAAAGTATTTCGTGTGTGGCTTGCCGTATCAGCTTTCCATTAAAGAGGGACTGCTTGACAACAATGCGGTTGCAGACGAAATGTCAGAGGCCGGCTTCAATGAGACCAAATGGTCTATGGAGATGGAGTGTCTCTGGTTTGGCGACTTGGATGGTACATTCTTTGATTTTGACACTGTTTCTAAGAACAGAAAGATTGCTTACCCCATGTTGCCTGACGATGTGTCAATTAAGCTGACGGACTCCAAAAAGGTAAAGATACTTCCGAAA